AATTTAATAATAAATAATAATAAAATAATATTAGAAATGTGTCTGATTGTTCTGAAAATTTAGATAATTATGGAGGAGGTGGGCAGGATGGCAGGAAATAATAATACTTACCTAACGGAAGCAACGCTTAAAAAAAGGAAAAAGTTCCTGGAAGCATATATCGAAGAAGGGACGATTACCCATGCAGCGGCGCGGGTGGGGATTAACAGAGCCACGCCTTATGACTGGATAAAAAATGATCCAGAATTTGCAGCTGAATTTGAGCGGGCCAAAGAGGCGGTCGGGGACAAATTGGAAAAGGAAGCTATTCGTCGCGCCTGTGAGGGCATAAATAAGCCTGTCTACTACCAGGGCCAGAAAGTAGACACAATCAAAGAGTATAGCGATACCCTGCTTATCTTCCTTTTAAAGGGTCAAAAACCCGAAAAATTCGGCGATAAAATCACTCAGGAGATTTCCGGCCCGGGCGGCGGTCCGATCCAGTTTTCCGGCCTGCCGGATGATGAACTTGAAAAGCGGATCGCGGAGCTGAGCCAAAAGAGATAATTTTTGCCGAATCTAACATATTACCTATTTTGTAAGATTTAATTTCCTTGTGGCAGTAGGGCTTCGGGGTTTTGCGGCTCTGTTTTGCATAATTAACCGGGCCAAAGAGGATTTTATGCAATTTATACAGGATTTTAGGCAATAAAAAAGACCGGTTTCCCGGTCTACAAATTAAGATTAATGTAAACATCGTCAATTTCATCCTGGGTGATGCCGATATACCGCATGGTCACAGCAGGGCTTGAGTGATTTAAAATTGTCTGGATCACTTCTATTCCGACACCGGCCTTTCGGGCGTGATATCCAAAGGTTTTTCGCAAAGTATGTGTCCCGATTTGGTCGGCAACCCCGGCTTCCTTGGCAGCTCCAGAGAGGATTTCCCATGCATGCACCCTGGATATAGCTCCAGTTCCCTTCCGGGAGGGGAAAAGTGGCCGATCTGGTGCGGTATCTTCGGGGTTTGCTGCTTTCAAATATTCTTTTATTGCTGCTGTAGCGGCTTTTCCTAGCGGGAATTTTTTGTATTTGCCAGTTTTTTGTTCGTAGACGGAAATGTGTTGCCGCACTTTCCTTTTTTCATCTACTACATCGGAAACTTTTAGCTTCAACAGATCGGAGATCCGAAGTCCAGAATTAATTCCAAGCACAAAAAGTAGGTGGTTCCGCTCTCCGAAAGGACCGTTCCGGAGAATTTTTTTCATCAATTCGATTTTTTTCTTGTCCCGGATGGGTTCAACTACCATTTTATCAACCTCCTTTCCATAATTTAGTTATCTAACAATTTATATTATATATGCAATTATTATTAGATTCAATACACATTTTTTAAAAGGTAATTACCTATTATGCCGCGAAAGCCATTAATACTAAGGATTTGATGGTTTTTTATTATCTAACAAAATTATGAAAATGTTAGATTCGACAAAGATTATTTTGGTGGTGTCACTATGGACAGCACGGGAAAAATGACTCCCAGCAAACTTAAAAAACTTTCCCGCAAAGAGAAAGAGGAACTCCTACTCCTCCTTATGGAAAAACGTCGTCGTCAGCGGCTCCGGAAAGCGGAACTGGCCAAGAAAATATACTCTGATTATGTGGAGTACGTCAATGAGGACCGGTGGATTCCGGCCCGGCACCTGCTTTACCTGTGCGACAAGATTCAAAAATTCATTGAGACTGATACCGGGCATCCGTATGATATCCTAATCCTCCAAATGCCGCCGCAACACGGCAAGTCTATGAGCACCACGGAAGCACTGCCAAGCTGGTACCTGGGCAAGTGGCCGCACAAAAGGGTTATAGAAATCAGCTACAATGAAGATTTTGCCCAGCTCTTTGGCCGCCGAAACAAGGCAAAAATTGAGCAGTACGGCAAGGATTTATTTAACATTCAGCTTGCAAAAAAACCCAACAGCGACACCGAATTTGAAATCAAAGGTACTTCTGGCGGCATGATCAGCCGTGGCGTCATGTCGGGCGTCACCGGGCGGCCGGCAAACCTCATACTAATTGACGACCCCATAAAAAACCGCCAGGAAGCGGAATCAGAAACCTATCGGAACCGGATTTGGGATGAGTGGCAGAACTCATTTAAAACCCGTCTAGCAGCAGGGGCAAAAGTAATACTGATCATGACCCGGTGGCATGAAGATGACCTGGCAGGCCGGATAATTGCCAACGAGAAACACGTCCAAATAATAAACCTGCCATGCGAAGCGGAAGAAGATGACCCATTAGGCCGTAAATTAGGTGAGGCCCTTTTCCCGGAAATAGGCAAAGGAGATGCCTGGCTCCGGGAATTTAAGGATAGTTACATTAAAGATATGAATTCCGGAGGCGTTAGAGCATGGCTCGCACTCTTCCAAGGTAGGCCATCATCCATGGAGGGTACACTTTTCAAGCGGTACTGGTGGAGATACTGGAAGCCAAAAGGGATGGATTTGCCTCCAGTAACGGTCAAAAATCAAAACGGCGAACTGGTAAACATCTCGGCAATAGACCTGCCAGCCGAATTTGATATGATGCTTCAATCATGGGACATGACTTTCAAAGACAGTGACGGCACGGATTTAGTGGCCGGTGGCGTGTGGGCATCGAAACATGCCGACATTTTTTACCTAGACCAAGTGTATGAGCGCATGGATTTTGTAGCGACAATAAAAGCCTTTTTGGCCTTAACCCAGAAATGGCCCGAAGCGCTAACAAAGCTAGTGGAAGACAAAGCTAACGGCCCGGCAGTAATCTCCATGCTCAAGCACAGAGTAGGCGGCATCATTCCTATTGAGCCGGAAGGAACTAAAATTGCCAGGGCATCAGCCGTGCAGCCGATAGTGGAATCAGGCAATATTTATTTGCCACACCCAATGATTCATCCATGGGTAAATGCTTTCATTGAGCAATGCGCTAAATTTCCAAATGACATACATGATGACCTTGTGGACCAATTTTCCCAGGCGTTGAAGCGGTTTATGTACGCAAGTGGCGGAGATATTAATTCTTTCTTGGCCGGAACGGGAAGCGGAAACAAAGCAGGCAGGGATTTTGATTTTGAAAGCGATTATGACGAGGACGGGGATCTATCCCAGGCGGCAGGGTTTTTCGGGATATGATAAATATCTAGGTATTATAACCATTCCCCCTTACCAAGGCCGGGACAGCCAGGGCAATATCCCTGGCACCCGGCGTTCCCTATGGGGGGACGCATAAAGAATGGCAAAAGCACATTACAAAAGTAATTACAAAAGCAATGAAGGGAGTTAATGCCAATATGAGCCTAAAATCAGCCATAGAGCTGTGCCAACTAAAAGTATCCATGGCAATTTCCGCTTCCACCAAAGAAGCAATGCTTTCGGCAGCCCGGGAGGCGGAATTTGGCCTCACCGTCCTTGCCGAAGCAGCGGAAAGAATGGAAGCAAATAGCGCAATTACTAGCGATACTAATCACCGCGTCCTTCGCCCTTACCGCCCCTCAGTCTCTTCCATAGAGGATGGTCCATGGCCGGAAGGTGATAGCGAGGACAACCCGGAAGCGGAAACGCCCTTGGAGAAGCGGAATCGGGAAGAAATGAAGAATCGGGGGTTTTTCGGATGATGGATACTAATAAAAATATAAGCAACACAAGCAAATATGACAGAATTTTAGCGAAAGCAATGGAAGAAGCCAGGAAAGAAATTGAGGGAGAAGAATATCAACCAGAAATAAAGCAGGAAATAAATCAACAGGAAACAAATCAAGAAACCAACTCAACATCTAACTCAACATCCAACTCAAATCTATCCCCCTCCAATAAGATTCCCTGCCAATTCTGCGGCAAAGAGATTGGCTATCAAGGATTAAACCAGCATGAGAAGTACTGTTCGAAAAATCCGATTAATATAGCCAAACGGGAGATGGATGCCGAGAAGGAGAAGGAACAAAAGAAATTAATTGAGAAGGAATTAACCGGAATAGGAATGCAATTAGAACAACAATTTAAGAAAGAAGTGGACCAAATAACAGCGGAAACGGCAGATATAAGCGGAACAACTACAGAGTCAATGGTTATCGCGGTCGAAGGTGACATAAGCATAATTGACCCCCGCCCCACCATTCCCTTATCCTACTGCTCCCGCGATATTGGTTACGTCAAAGAGAACAAGCCCTTCTACATGAAGGTTATGGGCCGAAAAGTAGGGGACAAGGTGTATGTGGAAGAAGTGGAATTAATGAGATTGTGATAGGAGGATATATGGCTAAAATAATTCATTTCCCCAGTCCCAAAAATGAAGATACTCCGGAAGAATTTATGCTTGACACGATTAAAACAATCAAAGAGATGGAAGCAGAAACAATTATCATTGCCGCTAAGAATAAAGAAGGGTATTGGGTTACAGGATATCTAAATGCAGACTGGGCAACCCGGAATGAAGCACTGGGACACATTCAAGCAGACATTATAGATCAAATGATTTTATCAAATTTAGATAGATATAGCGAATAAAGGCGGTGAGCCTAATGGAAGAAGTACAATATCAAGACACCATGGAAATAGAATCGACAGAATTAAATTTATCCACTCAAGAAGAGTCAGAGGCGTCCCAAGAAGTAATCCTAAAAGCCATCCGCAAATGCTCCGAATGGTATGAGATGGACAAAAACGCCAAACAATTCTACGTGGATGAAATGAAGGAAATGTATAAATTATACTCGGGGCGCCACTGGGACCTTCTTGACCCAACCGGCAACCCCCTCCGCACCGAAGAACAGCAGCGAAACCGACCCAATTCCGTGGAGAACATGGTATTTGCCCTCATAGAAGGTACGGCCTCAGAGTTTGCGGAAGATGTGGAACTCATAGACTTTCCGGTAGAGTCTGATGATGATGACCAGGCCAAAACCATGACCGAATTAAAAGAATTCATATTTTATAAAAACACTCTGTCCATGGAGAGAATTAAATTTCTTCGGTGGTTTTTTCTGTATGGTACCGGCATATGGCATATTCATTGGGACCCTGATTGGCGGGGCGGGAAAGGCCCTAATCGGTGGGAGGGCGATATTCGCTGGAAAGCCATGCACCCACTGACGCTGATACCGGACGCACGGTGCAAAGAGGATATCAACGAAGGAAATCGGTGCCATAAAAGAGTATGGCGCACTATGGAGGAATTGCAACAGAAATATCCCCATATCGCCGACCAGCTCCAAGAAGAAAGTATGGACCAAACAGATGATATGCTTCTTGATACCCAAACGGATGCAGAAGGATTTGATGATGAAGCATACAAAGAAAACCAGCTCCCAGTGATTGAAACATGGTATACGGGAGAGCCAATGATTCCCGATGAAAGCGGTCAAACTGGTTACGGCCTCCATGTAATTTGGTGGGCCGGAGAGAATCAGCAAATTTACTTAAAACACGCCAATTATATATATTTTGACCCGGAGGAAACTACTAAGTTTCCTTTTATTGTGCGCCAATGCTATCCCAGGGAGAATTCCATTTGGGGATACGGCGAAGCGTATTTCCTGAAGAATCCGCAGATAATCCGGAACAAAACGGCGGAAATTATCATTGAAGGACATATGCACCAGGCTGTAGGGCAGACATATTATGACCAAAGCGCACTCTCGCCGAAGCAGAAGCGAATTGTTCAGACAAAAGGCACCCTGCCGGGCATGTGGTTTGAAGTACAGAACATAAACGGGATAAAGCGGGAGTATTCCAAGAATATCCCCAGCACTCTACTGACAGAAATGGACCGGAACCGGTCCGTGATGGAATCCATTATCGGGCGGTTTGATATATCCCAAGGGAGGACGCCGGGGAGCATTACGGCATTCAAGGCCATTGCCGAACTGTCTGCCCGTGCTCAGGTGAGACTCCGGATTAAGGAAAAAGCCATTGAAAGCTCTTATGAAGAGGGTGGCATGTATGTAAACCGGCTGATTGAGAAGTTTTATACTGAGCGGCGGAAATTCCGGATTATGGGTAAAGACAAAAACAAAAATAATAACGCTAATCCTAATAGTAATAGTAACGGTTATCAATATGGTGAATATAACCCGGAGGA